CTGCTAATTCACGGTGATTTTGCAACATCGACCGGGGTTGCAAATACGTACACAGGATTTGACACAGGAACATGCACCACATGCTGTAACTCAGCGTGGCCTTCCATGAATAAAATTGATCCTTTAAATGGATCACGACTTAAGCTGCAAGCAGTACCATGGTTCGATATAGCAAACATGACAACGGTTAAAAGACACCCTTCATTAGATGCAGATGCTGTACTAGTGAATGAAATGTTATGGGGCAAGAGACGCATACTTTTGGACAATGATATGATGTTAAACATAGGCTTCACGTCCGCTAAACCTTTACCAGGTATGAGCTTAAACAAAGATCCATTCAGCAGTTTATTTGTTGAAGAAGATGGAGTTACTGTAGAAAGTGTAGTCGAAGAAGGAACAGTAAAACCCTAGCTAATTTACTAATGGGCGGTAAATTAGCGGAACTCAAGCCCTTTCTTCCAGAAACGAATCTCCCACTATTACAATACCTCTTACGGGATTGTGATTCAACAGCATATCATGCTATAGTGGCACGCATTCTAACAAAAGAAGCTGTCGAACCAGTTTCATTCCCAGGACGGGATGAAGGTGGATTCATTGCAGATCCGAGACTTAAAGATATTCTTAAAGTGGAGAAGGCAATAGACATGGTGAAAGATGTTGGAACTAGAGAAATAGTTGCGGATGAGAGGTTCTCCCTTTGGTATGAAGCCAAAGGTCGAGATGACACAATAGCACAGGAGATTTACCCATTTAGAGCAAAAGGCGATAAAGCAATCCGAAGAACGCGATTCTATGACCTGATCTCTTTTTACCACTCTGATCCTAGAACAGAGTTGTTATTGAGGAGATTACAAGGCATGGACTATATCAGAGCACTGAATACATCACACTACCTTTTAGGACTAAAAGATTGGTTTGGAGTTGATGAATTGCTTTGTGATACGACGATTGAAGAGCTGGACGCTCGTGCGGGAAAACTGTCATCAATACTGAAAGCAAGTGACTGTGAATTAGGCTGGCAAAGGTTTGCTGAACTTAAATGTCTAACAGGTTACAGACTTGTTCCTTGGAAAGGCTTCGATCCAGAAAAATCAACAGAAGAATTGGCATCAGGAGGCATTGATCACAGAATGTTTTACACATTTAGAGAATGGTACGAAAGAGCAACAGCAGCAACAACGGGCACGAACCCAGAGTACGTTGATTTACGCACATGGATCGAGAGAGGTCAATGGTTAACATCAGGCTCTAGTAGTTCAGGGAAGTTAATTGTCGAATTTATGGGAGAAACGTTCAATGTCAAATGCAGGAAGAACTTTGTGAAAGATGTGTTAACTGTTGATGAATTATACGATAAGACGCAAACGGGAGAGCAAGTTGCCACGGCATTCACGAAATGTGAATTGGGCAAGGTCAGAGTTGCAGTTTGCAGCGACATAGGAACCTATTTGCTAATGAGTTGGTTCGTCGCAATGACAGGCTCAAGTTACAAGAACTGGAAATGGGTAACGCGTCAAGAGCAAGGAAAGCAGAAACGTTACAGAATGCTCATGACTGTCCTCAAATGCAAGCTCAAGATGTATGGAATGGCTTGGGACTATGAAGGTTTTGAAAGACAAGTTAAGACAATGGAGATGCTTGACATCATTGATGGTATGGGGCAACGAGGATTAGGCTTGATCCCTGAGCTTGCTAAGGAGGAGTGGCATAGATTGACGGACATGATGGTTAAGACATTTGAAAATTCGTGGATGATTACACCAGACGGCAAAAGAATCAAGGTAACAGGGGGCCTGCCATCAGGACTCTATCTTACTAGCATTGTAGGAGACGCGATTGGGATTTCAGCGGCAGAGGCAGCAATATGGATGACAGTTGAACTCGGACTGTCAAAGTTGGAAGATGAAAACGTGAACATACAAGGCGATGATGCAAATTACATGCACAGGAGAGTTGCAGAATTGCAAGTTATAGATTGGTGCTTAGAAAGGATGCGATGGAAAGCAGGAACGGGGAAATTTGGTATAACCACGGGAGCAACAGAGTTTCTGAGAGTTAGCTTCGATGAAAATGGCGCGCATGG